CAGCTCAATTTAGAAAAGGTATGGAAAGCCTAACACCCGATGCGTTACTTGGACCAACTGCTAGTAGCAATCCTGCTAATCGACCTGCCGGCATGCCAAGCGTTACACAAAAGATGGAAGGTCGTGCTGATGGTTCGTTAGGTAGTGTAGGCAAGTTAATTGAAGACTTTGGCAAAGGTACTCCAATGATGTTACACGGTAAGGAAGGTGTTATTACCGAAAAGCAACTTAAAGATATTGTAGGCCAAACAGCTAGCATGAGTAAAAAAGCAACTGCGGCTCCGCAGAATGTTATGGGACAATTTGGTCCTATGATTAGTGACATGCAGACTCAAATGAAAACAAAACTAGTTGAAGCCCAAGCACAAATGCCTACAATTGAAAGTATGAAAGGCATGTTTGGTGGTATGGGAATACCACAAAGCGCACCGCCTACTGAAGCACCTCCAGCGCCTACAGGCGGTAATAACGCTACTCTAAATGATGTGGTTGGTAGCTTAGATAGGTTAAATACTGTGATGGCGCAACTCTTAAGTCAAAATGACGAGCTAGGCCGCCTACAAATAAGGGCTACTAAGAGCACATCTGGCAACAGATTGGCAGCATAAGGATAATAGATGAGTTGGAAAAAATACTTTACACCTGTACCAGTTGACGGACAAATTAGTCCAGTGTCAGGAGCCAACATGTCTAAAGCCGGCCCTGCTAAAACAAATTATTCAAGCTATTTGCCTGACGTATATTCAGGTAGTCCAAACAGAGTTGAACGATATCAGCAGTACGAAGTAATGGACAGTGATCCAGAAGTTAATGCGGCATTAGACATTCTAGCAGAATTTTGTACACAAAAATTAAAAGACGGTAAAACTCCATTTAGCTTAGGATGGAGACATAAAGCTACTAACACTGAAATTAAAATTTTAGGTGAGTACTTACAACAATGGTGTAAACTACAAAAGTTTGACACACGTATTTTCCGTGTAATGCGCAACACATTCAAATATGGTGATGCGTTTTTTGTTAGAGATCCAGAAACACAAAAATGGAACTATGTAGATCCAAGTAAGATTACTAAAGTTATTGTAAATGAAAGCGAAGGTAAGAAACCTGAGCAGTATGTGATTAGAGATTTAGCTCCTAACTTGATGAGTTTAGTAGTTACGCAAATTACACCTAACATTAACACTCCGAACATGCAAGGCGGTGGTAGCGGTGGTTACTTAGGACAAGGCGCTGGCGCCAAGACTAACAACGGCCCATGGCAAAGTGGTTCAACAGGTGGTCGATTCTCAATGGGTGTTACTGAACACGCAGTTGGCGCAGAACACGTGATCCATCTAAGTTTATCAGAAGGATTGGACAATAACTATCCGTTTGGTAACAGTCTTTTAGAAAATATCTTTAAAGTTTACAAGCAAAAAGAATTGCTTGAAGATGCTATTTTAATCTATCGTATACAACGTGCTCCAGAGCGCAGAGTATTTCACATTGACGTTGGTAATATGCCAAGTCATATGGCCATGGCATTCGTAGAGCGTGTCAAAAACGAAATCCATCAAAGACGTATCCCTAGCCAAACTGGCGGCGGACAAAACGTTATTGATTCAGCTTATAATCCACTAAGCATTAACGAAGACTATTTCTTCCCGCAAACAGCAGAAGGTCGTGGAAGTAAAGTTGAAACACTACCAGGCGGTACTAACTTAGGTGAGATTGACGACTTAAAATATTTTACAAACAAATTATTTCGTGGTTTAAGAATTCCATCAAGCTATCTGCCAACGGGCGCAGATGATAGCCAAGCATCATATAATGACGGTCGCGTTGGCACAGCATATATTCAAGAACTACGTTTTAACAAGTATTGTGAAAGATTACAATCACTAGTTTCTAGTGTGTTTGACGAAGAATTTAAGATGTACATGTATTCACGTGGTGTGAATATTGATGCTAATCTATTTGAATTAAAGTTTAATCCTCCATTAAACTTCGCAAGTACACGTCAAAGTGCGTTAGATGCTGAACGTATTAACACATATAATACAATTCAAGCAGTGCCTTACATGTCAAAACGTTTTGCTATGAAGAGATTCTTAGGTTTAACAGACGACGATGTGGCAGAAAACGAACGCATGTGGGCTGAAGAGAATGGCAAAGGCATGCCAACATACACTGACAGTGCTGGTGAATTACGATCAGCAGGTATCAGTGCCGCAGGTATTGAAGGTGACCTTGGCGCCGCAGGCGATATGACAGCACCGGATGATATGGAAGGTGACATGCCAGCAGATGCCGCTGTAGCTGGTATGGCAGGAGCTACCGCTGCCCCAACTGCACCTCCAGTAGCATAAATATTATCATGATCCTACGCGAATTATTTTATATTGACCCCGATACACGACATGTGGCTAACGATATGCGTTATAGCCCCAATCGTGACCAGTCAACTATGCGCAGAGACGACACCCGTAAGACTAGATTAACCTTACGTCAAATTAACGAATTACGCAAGAGCAGTGAAGCACACATACTTGGACAAGAACGAGAGTTAGAGTTCATTGAAGCAATGTATAAAGCACCAGCGGCACCTCCGGCATAAATATCACGAACTTTTTAAAAACGAGTCGTTTTCCGGCTATATTATACCACTTTTGTAACATAAGTGTAAATATATTACAGCCTTGTATAACCATCATTCACAGGAGATAAGAACAATGACTGACCGTACGCAATTTGAAGCCATGCTTGAGGCGTTGATCAATGAAGATCAAGAAACAGCAAAAGAGATTTTCCACAATATCGTAGTCGCAAAATCACGCGAAATTTACGAAGAATTACTAGCAGAAGACTTTGATCTAGAAGAAACTGGCAAACCAGTTGATGAGCCAGAAGAAGACGTTGAAGAAGCATTTGGTGCTGACGACGAAGAAGGTTCTGAAGATGACGGCGAAAGTGATGACGTAGGCGGCGACGCTACTGATGACTTCGTATCAGACATCGACGACGAAGAAGGCGAAGAAGAAGGCGATGGCGAAGGTGAAATTGAAGACCGCGTTATGGACCTAGAAGACGCTTTAGACGAATTAAAAGCAGAATTTGAACAATTAATGGCCGGTGAAGAAGGCGACGACATGGGTGACGAGTTCGGCGGCGACGACATGGGCGACATGGATGACGAGTTTGCGCTAGGCGAACCAGACGAAATGGCTCCAATGGATCCAACAATGACCATGGAATATGTTAATAAAGTAGCTCTTCCAAAGCACGGTGACAACGGTGTTAACAACAAGTCAATCGTAGCTAAGAAGAACGATATGGGCGGTACAACTGCTAACATCGCTAAGTCATTCTCAACAGAGAAGGGCGGTACAGAAGGCGGTTTAGCTAGCCCTAAAGCTGGTGACTTAACAAGTGGTTTAGGTACAATCCATAACCGTGTTGATTCTAAAGCTGGCAAGACAGCATTTAAAAAGAAAGAGCCAGGTCACGGCGCTGAGAAGAAAGGCGCAGCCGACACAGCTCCAGATAAAAAGAGTTTAATCGGATCACGTAAGTAATCTATGTTATATCTTCGAGAAAACCTTAGCTTCACTGAAGCGAAACTTGTTGTCGAGTCTGATGACAAAGAGGGTAAGAACCTATACATGTCCGGGATTTGTATCCAGGGCGGTATACGTAACGCTAACCAGCGTGTTTACCCTGTGAATGAGATTGGCAAGGCTGTCAAAACCTTAAACGATCAGATTCAAAACGGTTATAGTGTTCTCGGAGAAGTAGATCACCCAGATGATTTAAAGATTAATTTGGACCGTGTATCGCATATGATTACTAATATGTGGATGGATGGTCCAAACGGTTACGGTAAATTGAAAATTTTACCTACACCAATGGGACAACTAATTCGCACCATGCTTGAAAGTGGTGTGAAATTAGGCGTATCAAGCCGCGGATCCGGAAACGTCAAAGATGACGGCTCCGGTGAAGTATCAGATTTTGAGATTATCACAGTAGATATGGTAGCTCAACCTAGTGCTCCAGGAGCATATCCTACACCAATTTATGAACACCTGATGAATAGTCGTGGTGGTTATAATGCCTTACGCATAGCGGAAGAGGTTAAGGGAGATCCTAAAGCACAGAAATATCTCAAAGAGAGCTTATTAGCGATAATAAGCAAACTCCAATAATAAGGAGAATCACATGTTGGATGCACTAAAAAGTTTATTTGAAAACAACGTGATTTCTGAAGAGATCAAAGAGTCTATTGAGTTAGCGTTCGAAGCCCGTATCAACGAAGCTAAAGAACAAGCTACTCAACAACTACGCGAAGAGTTCGCTCAACGATATGAGCACGACAAGAACACAATGATTGAAGCTGTTGATCGCATGATTACAGATAACCTTTCACAAGAACTTGTTGAATTTGCAGACGACCGTAAGCAATTAGCTGAAATGAAGGCAAAGTATGCTGTTAAGATGAGAAATGACGCAAATGTAATGAAGGAATTCGTTACACGTCAATTAGCATCTGAAGTAGCAGAACTGCACGAAGATCAAGTAGCTATGGCTTCTAAATTCGGCGCATTAGAACAATTTGTAGTAGAGGCTCTTGCTCAAGAAATTACAGAGTTTTACAAAGACAAACAGGACTTAGCTGAAACTAAAGTCCGTCTAGTCCGTGAAGGACGTGAAGAGCTTAAGAAAGTTAAGCAACAGTTTATTGAACGTGCCGCTGGTCTAGTTGATAGCGTTGTTAGCGAAGGATTAC